GAGGTAGTCTATAAAGAGGCTCCTAAAAAGAACTAGCCAATGTTTTTAGTCATCAGCTAGTTTTATAATTGTATGTAGTATATCACATTTGAATTAATTTGTCAAGAACTTTATCTAGCACCAGCAGTTAAATCATATACAAATGTACCATTTCTTACAGATTCTGAAATAGCTTCTTCATATTTATCCCAGTCTTTACCACTAAGATTCTTTACTCTAGATTCTGACCAGACATTTCTATTACCTGTAGAGGGTTCTTTTGCTCTAGAAGTTTTAGTTATAGACTTAGCTGCTTCAGAATTATTAGTTGTCTTAGCTTGTTCTTTGTTGATTTGATTAGTTTCTAGTTTGTACAAATCAATTGCTTTAGCAGCAGCTCTTGGGTCATTATCATTCTCATATAATGCTGACTGTATCCACTTAGGCTGTTCTGAAACCCAATCGTGGAAATCTTGATCGGCTCTTATCTCTGCAAAATCAGGGTGCAGCTTCTCTAGCTCACTCTCTGCTTTCTCCATTTGTACTTTAGTTTTTAACTCATCAACGTATTTAAGTTTTTCTTCCACATCTTTACGAGCTTCTAATGCTTTTTTAGTTGCGATAGTTTCTACTATCTTAGCTACATCAGGATACTTTTCTGTCCATTCCTCTAGTTCTTCATCAGTCTTAGGTAGCTTAACCTGTTTTCTTGTTAAACTTTCTACCTGATGTTGAAGCTTACGTATCTCATCGCTATGTTGCTCTTGTAGATGTTGAGAGTGTCTTCTTAAATCTCCATATCTTTTCTTAAAAGTTTTTTCTTCAGCGTCTAGATTTTCTTCTTCTACGACTTCTGTTTCTTCTGTTTTATTTCTTTGAGCTTCTAACTCTTCTATTTCTTTATCTACTTCTTCTATAGATTCTCTTTTATAACGTGTATTTATAGGTGCTGTTTTTACTTCTTCTTGGATCATTTCCATTTTTTTACTCTCCGGTAGGGGCCACTAGTTGCTTTTCACCATGAAAAGGGTAGTAGGTAGCCAAATTAAGTTAAAGACATTATTCCTTGTCTAGGAGCATTTTTTACAAGACCTACTCCCGGAATAAATATCTCGTCATCAAGTGTAACAGTAGGTTCTACTTCTCCTGCTACTTCTATTTGATCTTCTATTTTTTCTGGGTCTTCTGATTTTTGACCACTAGGTTCCTCTGTAGTTTCATTAGGATTACCCGGTACTTTATCAGCAAATTCACCAACCTTATCTACAATATCAGTGACTACATCTGGGACATCTATATCTACACTAGGAATGTTATCTAAAATACCAGAAAAAACTTCATTTAAACCTGCTAGTTCTGCTGTAGTTTTTTCTCCTTTAGCTGCATTTACTACATTTCCTACTGTTGAAACAAGACCTAATCCCGGTATTGCACCCATTAAACTTGCTGCTGCACCTACTCCTTGAGTAACACCGGGGTTAGCTTGCTGAAATCCTTTTTCTAATTTTGCATTTATATCTAGTTGTTTAGAAGTAGGGTTATTTGCTACTCTTGCATCTACTGCTTCATCAACCTGTTCATCTATACTTTTTTCAGTACTAAATTCGTTTACTCCTGTATATCCCATAGATGTTGCTGCTCTAGCTGTTCCAATAGGATTATCTGCACCTTGTTTTTCTGCCATATCTGCAATAGCAACTTCAACTGCTGTCAAACCTGAAACATTTAAACCTGAACTTAAAGAAGCATCTGGGCCAGCAACTCCGGTAGGATTACCTGCTACATCATCAGGTACATTTCCTTCTGGCCCTGACATTCCAGTTCCTGCTGTATCTGCTCCAACTCCAGCCGCTGCTGCGGCATCTGCATCAGTAGGTTGACCTCCTTCAAAAAAATTCAAAGGTTCTTTACTCATTAAGCTAGAACTTTTAGGGGAAGATGCGACAACTATTTCTACAACTCCTTCAGTAGGTTTCTTAGCAAATTTCATCTCTTCATCATCATCTTCAGGCTTACCATTCTCATCAACATTCTGGATTAAACCTAGATCTTCCATCTCTTGAATCTCACATAACACCTGTCGATGCATATTAATAATACGTTCTAGACCTATATACTTTACAACATTTGCTGGTAATACGTATTCACCTTCAGACAACATAGCAGGTATATCATCTGCTACTTCTTTTGGTGTAGCACCGGGAGGAGGATCAGCAGGATCATTGTCATCTTCTTCTTGTTCTTCTTCCTGCTCATCTTTTGTTTTTACAAAGTCAGCTTCTACTTCTCCACCTTCTTTAAGGTTTAATGTGTCCGGTTCAAATTCATAGTCATAATCTATATCTGCATTATCACCAAACAAATATTCAAAAATACCTTGTTCTTCATATCCTTCAGGTAAAGATATAGGTTCTGCCTCTGGGCCAGTATCTATATCTGCTTCACTACCCCTTTGAAGACTAGGACTAAATACACCTTTATTTGCCATATAATAAGCATCTGTTTCATCATCCATAGGATCACCTACCGATTTAGAGTAAATTTCGCTCCCCACTAGTTCATCAGAAAGAGGATCTACAGGTTTACCTAGAGGTAGTTCTGGTCTATTAATAGCATACTCATCAGCTTCACTATCTCCTAATTCTGAACTTTCTTCAAACAATTCCTTCGATTGATTATCCAAGCTAGACCTAGACCTAGAGGCAATATCGTTATCAACGAGATCGGGAAACCGTTCATCACGCGAATCCTTCACATCAAAGGGATCGCCTAAAGCTTCATCTTCAAAAAAATCTAACCCTTCCATTTGAAATACATCATTATAAAATTTATCTGAAAATAAATCTTTACCTTTATTTTCTTGTCTTATTATAGCTTTTATAAGATTTTTCATTACCGCCCTATCTTCAAGATTTAATTCTTGATTAGGATCATATCCTGTAAATGAACTTACGTTTTTTATATATGTATCTGTATCATTTTCTGATCTTGGTGCATATCTAGATATTATTCCTTTTATTGTGTTTAACCCATGTTTTATATCGTAGGTTCTTAATAATCTAGTCATTGCTCTTACCCCATATTCGGGGGATTCAAAGGCAAAATATTTTCCTTTTGAAGGCACAAGTCCATCCCACTTATCATTAGTTTTTTTAATATTTCCAGGATTATTATCTTTGATACCCATATTATGTTCCTTTTAGGATTGTCTGTACTTCTACACGCATTGTTCTTAGCTTTTTAAGCATAGCAATCGCACCCTGCGCTCTGTACAATTCTACTTCATCATCACTCTGCTCTAGCACACGTAAGGCATCGTGTTTCTTACAGTCTAAATATAAATTAAATAACTCTTCAAAGTCTGGCGTATTAACTAACGGTAAAATGTCTCTAGCAGTTTTAACGTCAAGCATTACCACCACCTCCTTGCTGTAGCATAGCCATTAATTCTGGTGGTATTTGTTGTCCACCACCTTGAGGGGCTTGTGCCTGTTGTTGTTGCTGTTGAGTTCCTGCATTAGGCCCACCACCAGTAGCAAATCCCTGTTCTTGTGGAGCAGGTGCTTGACCAGTTCCAATATTACCACCTCCTGCACCTGTAGGATCTAAGGGTTGTGGGTTAGCTTCCTGTATTTCTTTCTGCATCTGTTGTAGTAAGATAGCCTGTCTAAATGCTTCTTCAGGATTGTTTGTTACCTTATCCACATCCAGATCCATAGTTGCTGCTATTTCACGCATAATGTAAGGGAACTTAGCAAATGGTGCTAGTACAGGACTGCTTGCAATCTGTAAGAAACTGATAAGACGTTGAGATCTAACTTCATTCTTCATAAAGCTTTCTGTGCCTCTAGCTCTTACTTCTAGATCACCACGTATCTCTTCATCAAAATCAAACTGCATATTAAATGCAAAGATTGCTTCTCCTAGTGGACGTAACATATAATCGTCCATGTTCTTAATCACTGTACGTATTGAATTACTTGCTGCACCCATCAACATAGATATACCTGATGCAGTTCTACCTGTTCCTTGTACACCAGTTTGTCCGTATGAATATGACGGTAGTCCTGATGACTCATCTGATAATACTCTTGCCTTATCAAACAACATCATATTTTCACTGGATACGTTAGGAAACTTAGTACCAAATATAGCCTGTCCAGGCGCACCACCTTGTCTTCTAAATATCTTTCCGGGATATACTGTTAAATCTTGTCCGGGGGCTAGATTTGTTTCATCTACCTCAATCAATAGATTACCTGAAAGTATAGCATTGTCTACTGCTAGTCTCATAAAGCCATTCATTAATGTTTGGGTATCGTCCATGTTTTCTGCTAGACCTACACCAAAGAAACTATATGGGTTTAGTTCATATGGACTAGCAACATAAGGAATACGTTTAGGTGTAAAGGGATTTACTACAAATCGTAATACTTCTCCATTACATACCCAACAGTTAATTTGTATTTCTGTATCGTTCATATACTTAGGTGGTATTTCTAGACCCTGCATTTCAGCAATTTCTTTGTCTACCGTACCCCAAAACTCTAGTACTTCAAATCGTTCTACAGTTCCGCTGTCAGAAGAAAATCCTTCCCCACCAAAGTCTGAAGAAGTTTCGCTATCTTTAATGCTTTCTTCCCACCATTCCTGATCATAATTTTCACCACCTAGTATAGCATCTTCTATAGCAGTCTTTCTAAAGAATGGGCGTTTTTTTAATCCTCTTAATTGTGGGCGAGTTAATCTATGTCTTTCAACTGTATATGTAGCATCTTCCATATTATATGCATCTGGGTCAGGGAAGAAATCCCATACAGATACGTGTTCTACTTTAGGTATTGTTTTAATAATAGGGTCATATTCTCCTGTTTCGTCCCAGTTTGCATATTCTTTATCTACTGCAAATGGCCCTTTCATTATAGCAGTACCAAATAGTACACACTCAAACACAGAGTGTCTTAAATGTTTAGTTGCAGAAGATTCTTCTAATTGGTCTTTGATTTTCTTTTCCATCTTCTTAGCAGCAACTTGTGCAGGATGAAATGTAATAGCAGATTGTGTTAGACCCGGCCCTTCTTTTAGACCTTCAACATCTTTTAAATCTTCTTCTAATACACCTAGTTGTTCTTCTAATATTTGAGAAGTGGCACCGGGAGTAAGTTCTTTTTCATCTCCGGGATATCCATAACGATCTTTAATTTGATCTAGCATCTCTTCTTGTTCTAGTTCTTTTGGATCTACATTAACAGTATCTAAAACACCTTCAGGCAAGGTAGTATTTTCAACACCTATTGGAAATCTGTTTTGGCTAAATAATACATCAATCAATTGACCATATGCTGCAAGAACTTTAGTCTTTGTTACTTTAATAAATACCCTAGACTTTTCTGTTTCTGTAAATTGAACATCAGGCCCATATAAACCTCTATAATTTCTATACGCTTGAACCCATCTTTCCTCATCTGAATAACGTCTTGTTCTTGCTCTTTCATATCTAGAGTTTACATAGCTAACTATATTGTCATATGAATCTTCATCTGAAGACTTATCCTCAATTGCATTGAGTTCATTTGTATCATCGACCATTAACGATTTTTACCTTTCGTATTTATATTTCCTAAATCTATATCTACCTTTATAGCCTGATCACCTTCTCCTTCTATAGCAAATAGATTAAGATCTTGTAATGTATTTCTTAACCATCTATATCCTTTAGCAGGACTACCTGAACCTTTAGCAAATCTTTCTGCATCATATTTGTCAGTAATTTTTACATTACCATCTGGGGATACTGTAGCAATAAAACCACCTAATGTAAGAGCCATACTAGTAACTGGATCATTTAAAACTGATCTTCCTAGTTTTAATGATGAATCAATTAATCCTTCTGTACCCTCTTTATCAGTTCCATATAACATTTTAATCATTTGTCTATCTTCACTAGTAACGCCATCTGTACCAATAGGAGTTCCTAAAAGAGCTGCAATATTAGCACCATCAGAGTTTTTTCCGTATGAAGTATAATCTATTGAAATCTGTAAAGATCCATCCTTTAATTTTTTAAATTGTTTATCTTTTACTTTTTTAGATATCATACTCATTAAAAAATCTTTATCTTCTGATTGTAATTTATTTTCTGAAAAAGTAGGTTTAACATAGTCCTCTTCTTTTAAAGGAAAGGTTACACCTTGAAATGAAAAATTATCAATTCCAGTACCTTTAAACATATCTGGGTCACTATATTTTTTATATATTTTATTTTCTATTTGTTGTCTAAGTATTTCTAAAGCAGGATCAGGGTTTAAAGAATGTTGAACAGCACTTGTAATTCCTTTACCTATATACCCTGCATAATCTGCTATCTTACCTATTTGATTTAAATTAGATGCTGTATTTTCTCCTAGCATCCAACTCCCTACGGCATTTGATTTTTTATCGGTCATTTCTTTTTGCCTCTTTTAGGTTGAAGAGTACGATTTAATTTCTTAGATATAACTGCAAGATTTTTTCTTCTATTGTCTCTAGGATTGCCATTCTTATGATGTACTTCCATACCTTTACGTGGATTAACTGTTCTTCTGGCTTTATTTCTAGCAGCTCTATCTAACTTACCTTTAGTAGTGCCATGTGTTCTGGAATATTCTTTTTTATAGTTTCTAGGTTTTCTCATAATTAATACCAATGACTATATACAAATACACCGATAATAAGAACTAATCCAATTATCATTGCGGTGTATGCCAAAAACATCTAATACCCAAACGTAGAATCTGATGCTTGGTAACGATGTTTAGGCGTATTTTCATATGCTACTCTTATATTTGTAGGTCTGGACATTATCATATACCTTAGTGCATCATATAAGTGATCTTCAGACTTAGTATCTACATCTTCAGGGTTTCTAGCATCCACTGGTAATGCTGCTATCTGACTGATCAGATTCTTACAATTCTTTAATATCTTTAACTTAGGCTCATCTGTATCTTCATCAATCATCAGTCTTTTATGTAACTCTATCTTACCTGCTACTCTTGATCCCGGTGATCTGTCTGATGGTCTAAATCTACATCCTTCTTTATTCATAGTCTCTGCTATTGATGGGCCTACATCACCTCTTTTAGCCCAACACGAACTATCCAGTAGTGCATCCTGTATTCTACCATCATCAGCTTCTACTTCTATAATCATCTGACCTAATTTATCTGCTGTCAAACGATTAACATACAACTCTCTATATATCCACAAACATCCATCGTAATCTACTGCACCCCATAGTATGCCTGAATGTGCTGAATAACCAAAGTCTGCTGCTCTTATCTTAGTCCATCCATTCGGTATTTCAAAACTATCACACGTATGTACTGTCTTATCAAACTCAGGGAATGCACCTTCATCTACTACATCCCAATCACCATACAGAAACTGTTTACGTTTAACTTCTGGTAGTGATGCCAACATAGCAACATAACTTTGATCTTGTGTGAGATACGGATTATCCCATACTGATGCTGCTATAAACTTTCTTGTTATTTCGCTTGACAGTGTTCTACCATCTAGCTCATACTCTATATTCTCAGTTATTCTAGTATTCGGTTCAGCAGGATCTATA